TCTCTGGCCACTACTTCTCCAAAGTATGAAATCAAATTATTCACGGCTGGCACCATAAGGAGAAGTAGTGGCCAGAGACTTTAAAGAAACATCAGCTCAAAATATAGATCAAAAGAAATACAAAGAAAATTATGATCGCATATTTGGAAAGATGAAAACGACAAAGATTGGTGATGATACTGTCTATCAACGAGAGGCAAGGGACGGCGCCGAGCTCAGAAGTGTCGCTACGTCATTCCAGGAAAGGTATTCGGAGCAGCTCAAGATAAACAAGGCTTTAGAAAAAGATAACGCTATGCTTGAGTTAATGGTTAATGAAGCAAGCACTAGAGCTAACGATAAGCAGTTAGAGATTATTGTCTTAAAAGCAAGGTTGCACAAATTAGAGAAAGCGACAATAAATTGACGTCATATATTGGTATAATATACCCTATATATAGATGAACATCTAAGAAGTAGCGGCTGAATAGCTAAAGCGGGAAAATATGAGTAAAGAGATCGGCGCAGCACCAGCGATAATTTACAAGGTGCAAACATCAATAGATGGCGGGGCAAGATTAACTCTTGATTTGCCAGAAACATCTACAGAACTAATCCTTCAATTAATGCAAAGAAAGATGTCAGGCAAAGAGCTTGTAATGTGCGCATTTGTGGAGATGGAATGACAGCGGGAAGGCCTACAAAATACAAAGAAGAATACTGTCAGATTATGGAGGACCAGCTTGCTAAAGGTCACTCTATAACAGCAACGACTCACATGGTAGGCGGGGTTAACAAGTCAACTATCTATGAATGGAAAGATAAGCACCCTGAATTTTCCGACTCTATTAGTCGAGGTTTCGCTAAAGGCTTGCAAATGTTTGAGGGGCTACTCATGGGAAAGATGAATGGTACCAAGAAAAATGTTGATACCTCATGTTTAATATTTGTTTTAAAAACTCGCTTCCATAAAGAATATGGAGAGATTCAAAAACATGAGGTCGAGGTTAGTTCAATCGCATTGACTGGCGACGATGGAAAACTCTGAAAATTTATTCAAGAAAACAATCACCCAGGTTAAGGCTATCGCTTTACTCGCTAGCGGCGCAACTCATTGCATGTTATATGGTGGATCCAGAAGCGGCAAAACTTTTATATTATGTTACGCGGTTATAGTCAGAGCATGTAAAACCAAGTCCAGGCATTGCATATTAAGACTTAAGTTTAACCACGCAAAGAGGGCTGTCTGGCTCGATACTATGCCGAAAGTATTTAGTATCTGTTTTCCAGATTTAGCCTATTCCACAAATAACACAGATTTTTATATCACACTTCCAAACGGTTCAGAGATATGGGTGGGCGGCTTAGATGATAAGGCGAGAGTCGAGAAGATTTTGGGAAATGAATATTCAACGCTATATTTTAACGAGTGCTCAGAGATTCCTTTGTCATCTATAAACATTGCTCTTACCAGGTTAGCCGAGAAAAATAGCCTTAAAAATAAAGTATTTTACGATGAAAACCCGCCCAGCAAAAAACATTGGTCCTATTGGTTATTCATAAAACACTGGCACCCTGATAGCGAAATGGAATTGGATCCAACGGAATACGTTTCGATTATGATGAATCCAGTCGACAACATAGAGAATATTGACGAGGACTATATAAAAAATATTCTTATGAAGTTACCCGAAAACGAGAGAATGAGATTCCTTTCTGGTGAATTTCTAGAAGGCGATGACGGTACAGTATATTATGAATTTGACAGAGAAAGGCATGTATCAGATGAGATAATACAGCGCCCAAATATGACGACATTTGTTTCCATGGACTTCAACGTGGACCCAATGACGGCCTCACTTTATCAGATAGTAAATAATGAAATGCATATATTCGACGAGGTATTTCTGCGCAACTCAGACACTTATAAGATGTGCAAAGAACTTAAAAAGCGCGGCTATAAAAATTTAAGAGTTGTCCCAGATTCGACCGGTGGCAATCGTAAAACTTCTGGCCGATCAGATTTTGACATACTTCGAGAGAATGGGTTTATGGTCCAGAATGTTTTTAATCCGTATGTTGCAGATCGTACAAATAATATGAACAGATTATTTTCAGCAGACAGGATAAAATTACATAGTAAATGTAAGAAGAATATCAATGATTTCGAGCAAGTAGCATGGCTCGATAATAAGCTGCACCAAAAAGGCGAGGCGAAACTTTTGACCCATGCATCGGACAACGTAGGATATGGGGCTTGGCATTTTGAGCCGATGGTCGGAAAAGCCAGGACGCCGATTAGACTCAGTTAAATTAATTAACTACAATTAAAAAAACCCTTAAAAGGAAACCCATGGATATTAGACTCAGCCAAGTAGCTCAATCATTGATTGATGAAATAGACAGTCAGCAGTTTGTAAACAGGCGCACCGAGGAATATAAATCATACAAAATAGCCGAAGGCGGGCAACTTTCTTATGTTGAAAGCGAGTTAAAAAGATTGTTCCCTAAGTCTCACGATAAAATGAGAGTCAGCAACGTTTCATTATCAGCAAAGGTTTTGGGAAAAGTAGCGAAGGCATATAAAGAAAGCCCCTCCAGTACCTTCGGGGGTCAGACAGATAAGCTTAATACATTACTAGATAACTCAGACTTAGATGATGCAATGAGAGAGTTTGATCGGGATTTCAACCGTCAAAAATACGGGCTATTTTGGGTTAACAAGATAAACGAAGAAATATCTTTTCACTCATTAAAAGGATTTGAGTCATTCGTAAAAGTAAATAAAGGGACAGGCAAGCTAGAAGCTGTGGTCCTTAATTATCCAGATACTAATATCACAACTAATGATTTTTCTGGGTCAGACCAGGTAGAGCAAGCGTTATCAGAGTCGCAAGACGATTCAAGCGCAGAGTCGAAAGTCTTTGCAATGTGGACCGATGATTTTCACGCCGTCTGGCGAGTAACCGAAAAGACGGACGTTGAAAATATCGTTGTTAGTAGAGAAATAGAGAATATTCCGATTGACGGAAACGAGGCGATGAGTAATGACCTGGGGCGAATACCTTTCGTTTATAGATCAAAAACATCAAGCGTTGATTTACCATTTCTTAATGCTATCAGCGAGCAGTCAATAACCTATAATGTGCTAGGTTCAGACCTTTTAACAGCAATGGCCTTGCAAGGATATGGGACGCTGGTTGTTTCTATTCAAGAAGACCAGGCGATGGACACGATTCACACTGGAATGACTACGGCGATGACTATTCCAATAGTGCAGGGCGCAGAGGCTCAGGCAGACGCCAAGTACATTAACGCAAATCCAGACCTTTCGGGAATGATGGCAACAATAAACAACTACGCTTCGGAAGTAGTCAGCGAACATCTTGGCGTGTCTCAGTCTGTTGGTTCAGAAAAATTTACGTCAGGACTAGAGAGGCTTATCGCAAACGCTTCCGTATCAGACCAGGTAAGCTCAAATCAAATGACTTATTCTAAGATGGAAAAGGAAATCATAGATATTATTATCGCTTATGGAGAGCTGTCAGAATCTCAAGACGATTACACGGTTACTTTCCCGAAAGCCAAAGTAATGATTTCGGACGCTGAAACCCTTGCTAATATTAAAACGAGAATGGACCTGGGATTAATGACTAAGGCAGAAGCTTTGGTCGTTATTGATCCAAACTTAAGCGAGAAAGAGGCAGAAGCAAGAATCGAGAAGATAGACAAAGAGAAAGCAGCCGTTATTAACTCTTTTACAAGCGAGCCTACAATTGCCGATAACGAAGGAAAAGATAAGCTATAGTTTAGACCTTTCGGAGAAGTTAAAAAAGGTTAAACGAAGCGACAGGAAAGGCGTCAAAGAGCTGGTAGGTATTTATTTACTAGACCAGATATTTAATGATACCGAGTCGAGCAAGTCGCCTGTCACCGGCAAGCGATTCAAGGCGCTATCTAAAAACTATAAAAGCCTCAAAAAGAAGTTAATCGGAAGCGGAAAAGCTGACCTTAGATTGACTGAAACCATGTTGCCATCACTAGAAGCAAACAATTCAACGAGCGGCGTCAGAATAGAAATAACTAACGATGACGAGATAAAAAAGGCTTATGGTCACATATCAGGGTTTAAAGGACATAAAACAATTAAGAATGGTCCTAAAAGAATCTTCTTGCCAGATGATAAAGGCGCACCAGTTAAGCCGAAAGGCAAAGGCCCGGATCAATTCAGGAGATCCATAGTTAAGGGCATTGACGAGATAATAAACGATTTTATTGATGGCGATTAAGATAACAAAAACCCTATTCCTTAAAGACTTACCTAAAAATATTAGCAAAAACTTCTCTCGTAAGCTTAAAGACGACATAGGCGACGAGATTATTATTGAAATATCTCAAGGCAGCTCACCTGTTCGCGGTCACACATTTAAGGAATATTCAGACGATTATGCCAAAATAAAAGGCGGAAAGAAACCAGTAAACATGACTAAAGGCGGCGATATGTTGGGCAGCATAAACGTAAAGCAGAACAGACGAGGACAGGTGAAGGTAAGTTTTAAGGATGAGAAAGCTAAGATTCATCAGGACGGCGAGGGGCACATGCCTCAGCGCAAATTATTACCTTCCCGAAAAGAAACATTTAACACAAGATTAACTAAGATCATTAACAAAATACTTAAGCTAGCGGTTAAAAAAGCCATAAAAAAGCAGTAATTTTACAGAGCATGATTAAAAACAATATTATTAACATTAGTCGAACGACTAAAGGAGCATTTATGGGAGCTGAACAGCAAACATCAGAGGGAGTAG